CGTTCGACCTACCTCACCTCACTGTGTTCAGCTCGGCTTAGGTTCGCTCCGCTCACGCACCATACGAACTACATAACATAACACCGTATGATCTAGTGCAATCATACCACCACACTACATAGTGTGATCTAACTCCGTCTTATCTAAAACCGTATTAAAATGTTCCACGTGAAACAATGACACGCTCGGGTCCGTAGTGGATTATGTGAAATTACAAAAATACTTGTATTCTAGAATAGGTGTGCTATAATTAGAGTACAAAGAAGGAGAGGTTAAGAAAATGTTATATGAAGTTTACGGAACTATTACTAAAAAGAGTTTATTAGATAAAGCTAATATGGTTAAAGAGAGATTTAACAATGCTAACTTTAAGACAAAATCAACTAATTCAATTCAACATATTAATAAGGTTGAAGTTATTGAGCATGGTATGGCTGTTTATTTTTGGTGTAGCCATATGAATAATTTTGTTGTGTGCGCTGGAACGAAAAACCAAACTTATAAACGTTTAAGCGAGTTGCTAACGCATATTTGTTTTGAGGAAAACAATGATCATATTGACATTTCAGATTTTATCGTAAAGAGGTAATAATTATGAGCCGAATTTATAAACATAATCATTATCCAAGTGACTTAACTATGGATAATATTAACAGAATAGTTGATATTATAGAGACGTATTTATGTGATTATAAACTTGGCTTTCATTTAGTTTACCAGCGTAGGCATTTAATAAGAATGGATATTAGGAAATTAAATTCAAAGAGTGTAATAGCTAGTTATTCGTTTCGGTATAACACTATGACGTTGTTTAAACGTAAGGTATTTCAAGGTGTTGTATCACTTGAAGATATGATTAAAGAAAACGAGAGACGTGGTTATGAGTATTTACAATAATTTAATACTTGCAAGTTGGTTATTATGTGTTGTATTATCTGTTTACCAAATATACCAACAATGTAAAGGTAATTTCAAATACTATAAGGTATCAAACAGATACATAAATTTCATTATAATATCGATTGTAATGTTAGTTATGTGGTTTGTATTAATAAATATGAAATATGATGAATTAATGGAGGTGTGCAATGTAAAATATTAAAGTGTTATGACTTCACTAAAAAGCGATGTAGGTTGTAAATTGTTATGCTACCACAATATTAAGCAACTTGAAATAAATTAATTGAAAAGCAATGTTAAAATTAAAAGGAGAAAAATTAATATGGAAAATTTAGGAAATGAAGTAATGGCAATGGAAAATACAGGTTTAGTTGTGACTGAGGACATGACTCACGAGCAACGTGTGAATTTATTCAACGCGGTAAATAATGCGGAGGGTTTAAGCGATCAAGTTGGAAAAGATTTGTATTTAACAGGGTTTATTGTTCAAGATGTTGAAAAGGAAAACGAAAAAACAGGTGAGATTATCTGTAGTAAACTAATCACTGTAATTGATAAAGAAGGTAAGGCATATGCTACTAATAGTAAACCTTTCTTGCAATCATTGAAACAGTTAAAGCAGGTATTTAACTACGATTGGACAAAAGAACCGGTATGTGTGACTATTATTCAGAAAAAATCAAACTCAAGCTCAAATAAATATTTAAGTATGGCTGTAAAATAGCCTAATAAAATAAGGGTGTTAGCCAAACACCCTTTTATTTTTGACTTAAAAGGGGGTGTTTAAAATGGCTAAAATGCGAAAAACTACGAAAGATGTTAAGCGGTTAAGAAATGCTATAGCAAGTGCAAAACGAACCGCAACAAAGGCGCAAAACATGGGGCAGGATGTTGTATTTACGGACATTAGAACCATTAAAGATTTTAACGATCGTAAGGAATTCAACAAATACTTAAAATCAATTGAAAAATTTAATAAAGAAAATAGATATATAAAAAATCGGTACGGTGTTGTATTTAACCGTAACGATATCGAACAGGCTAATAAGTTAGTGGATAAACAGAACAAGCAAAGAAAAAAGTTAGTTCGTAGTGTTGGTTTAAATAAATTGAAAGAAACAAAAGGCGGTATATCAACAAATATTTCAGTTCGACAGGCTTTATCAGTATTAAAAGATGATAGAGGCGGTTTTTTCGAGCCGGTCCATCACGTTAATATCCAATCGTATAGATATCCTAAACAATTGAAAAATAGAATTGAAAGCTTAAAGGAAAATACAAAAAAGAAAAATAAGAAAATTACCACGTTTCGAGAGAATTATAAAACAGCTATAGAAAAGCAAATACGAGGGCACAATATAACAGAGGAAGAAGGACAACAAATTTTAAAAGACATGAGATCATTATCAGATAAAGAATTATTGAAGTGGTTGTATCAAGAACGAAAAGCGATAAATACTTTTAAATATTTGGATTTAAGCCGTGAATACACAGAAAATCAAAAATTTGTGAATGAGCAATTAAGTAAAGCAATAAGAGAAGATTTAAGCGATGTAAAAGATAGTTTAGCTGTATTTACCGGACGTGCTTATGTTAGTGACGGTATGGTTAAGTATAAATAATGTAAAGGGGGTTGTAGTATGGCAAAGAAAAAAGAGCCTAAGGAGATTTGGGCGTGTGACTTTGAGACTACAACCGACCCTTTAGACTGTCGCGTATGGGCTTGGGGTGCTAGTTTGGTAAGCGATTCAAGTATTAAAGAATATGGGAATGGCATATATGGTTTTTTTGAGTGGTGTCAAAAGAAAACACGTAAATTATATTTTCACAATTTAGCTTTTGATGGTGAATTTATTGTAAGTTGGCTGTTAAGTAACGGTTATGAGTATTCGGACAAACCTAAAACCGGATGCTTTAAAACAATTATATCGAATACAGGCTTATGGTATTCCATCGAAATATGGTGGAAATATTCAATTTATAGATCAACAAAAACCACAATATGGGATAGCTTTAAATTAATTCCATTTAGTATTGAGAAGATCGCACATGATTTTAATTTACCAATACGAAAATTAAAACTAGATTATAAAGCCAAGCGTGAGATAGGTCACGAACTTACACCACATGAAGTAGACTATTTATTTAATGATATTGATATTGAAGGTATGGCATTAAATGAATGTTTTAAATTAGGGTTTAACAAAATGACAGCCACTAGCTGTAGTTTTGAGGCGTTTAAGAAAACACTACCTATGAGTTTTGAAAAGATATTCCCACCGTTAAAAATGAGTGTGGATACAGATTTAAGACCAGCTTACAGTGGTGGTTTTGTATGGGCAAACCCGGAATTAAAAGAGAAAGAAATAGGGCAAGGTATCGTATTTGATGTAAACTCTTTGTTTCCTAGTCGTATGTATTATGAATTATTACCGTATGATACACCTATTTATTTTGAAGGTGAATATCAACAGGATGATGAATACCCATTATGGGTAGGTGTTATTAGTTTTGCCTTTGATATTAAAAAGGATCATATACCATGTATTAGCTTAGATAAGTTTTCTAGATTTTTTGGTAGTAAAAAATATGTCGACAGCTCAAACGGTGATATTGTAAGAATGACTGTCACAAGTGTTGATTGGGAGTTATTTAATGAACAATATGATATTTATGATGTTGAGTTCATTAATGGCTATAAATTTAGGGGTTGTGTAGGTATTGCAAGGCAGTTTATCGATGAACAAATGGAAGTTAAAAAGAATTCAAAAGGCGCTCAAAGATTTATTGCCAAGCGTCAATTAAATTCAGTTTATGGCAAGTTCGCAACGAACCCAAATGTCACGCCTAAAATCCCTTTTATTGATAAAGATGATGGAGTTTTACGTTTACATGATCCTATGTATACAACTTTTGAAGATGGAGAAGTGAAAGTGGTTATTGACGAACAATTTAGAGATCCTATTTATCTTCCGTATGGTGAGTTTGTTACAGCATACGCACGTAAATATACAATATCTACAGCACAAAAAGTAGGTATACATAGAGTCGCATATATTGATACGGATTCAATACATCTAGTGGGTACACAAGTTCCGGACGCAATAAAAGATATTATTGACGATAAAGAATTAGGCTATTGGGGTTTAGAATCTGTATTTACACGATCTTATTTTATCGGTGCTAAAAGTTATGTGGAAGAAATCGAAATCAGTTATAAGGAATATGTGGAGCACCAACAAGAATTTATTAGTGAAAACGACTGTAAAGATAATTTGTATTACATTCGTGATGGCGTTTGTTATTACTTAAATGTAAAGTGCGCTGGTATGACACAAAGGGCAAAACAGAATGTAACATATGATAATTTCAGAGTTGGAAATGTAATTAATGATTGCTTAAAGAAAACACACGTACCCGGTGGTATTGTATTAGTCGATAGACAATTTAGCATTAAAAGTAGATAGGAAGGTGATAAAGTGATAAGTGTTTTAACGAATATATTGTATTATTTATTTATGGCATTTTGCTGTTTGAGTGTAACATTTCTATTTGTTGTGTACATTATAGGAATGGTATTAATGATTATTTGGATTATAAAGGAGTAGAAAAATGGATTTTATATTTTTAATGATATTAATGTGTATTATTGTGTTAGCAGTTTTTTGTTTGATTATATATTGTAAATATGAATCCTTAAAGGATAATTATAAATATTTGAATAAAGAACTTGATAGTTTATCACATGAAGTTTATCATCGTGACAACGCAATATTTAAAAAGTGTGATAAGACTCTAAAAGAATTTAATGAAATTATGTTTGGAAATCCACCACTCAAAAATAAAGTGGTGGTTGTGAGAAGCATAAAAGATTATGATTATACCGCATATCGAAAAGATATTGATATGTTAAACAAATACTTAGAAAATGGCTGGAGTATTGTAAATCATGAAACGAGTGACTTTGTACACACTTATATATTAGGTATGCCGTTAGTATGGCAGGATGAAAAAGGATGTGATGACAATGTTGAGTGAGAAGTCGAAAGAAAATAGAAATAAATGGTATCGAGATCATGTAAATAAATATTGTGTTTGCGTCAATAAAAATGAAGTTGAAGTCGTTGGATATATTGAAGATTTATTGAAAAAGAAAAAGTTTAGCCAGTACGTTAAAGATAAAGTTAAAGAAGATTTGGCAAAAAGTAAATAGCATGCTAATATATAAACGTAAGGAATAAAGAACGGAAATCAGACATGTATGTTAGGTTTACTCGCGGTGAAACGTGCTAACAACATAATTAGGAATAGTAATCTAGCTGGTAACACTTTAAACTTTACAACCTATATTTATGAAACCCTCCTAAAAGAGGGTTTTATTTTATGTTGACTTTACAATATTAATAGAATATATTTATAAATAGAAGGGATGTGTAAAAATGGAACGTGATGAACTTAGAAACAAGTTTACGGAAGTATTGACAGTCGAGGACCAAGCGGAACGATCAACTATGTTGAATGATATGCGAGCGGAGGTTGAAAAAACTTATACAGAATTGGACAATTTAAAAGCTGAAAATACAAAATTAGTTGAAAAGAATACCTCATTAACAGAGGCAAACTCTAAACTATTTATGCAAATTGGCGTCGAAAAATCCGGCGGAGAAAAGCCAAAACATGAAGCGCCAATGGATTTAAGAAAATTAGGTATTTAATGAAAGAGGTGATTTAGATGTCAAAAACAACAGCAAAAGACGTAACTAAAACGTTACAAAATGATTTAGGAATGGACCACGAACCAACCGGGCAAGAAGTTGCCAGTGCTATGTATGCAATGAGTTCAAGTAACTTTAGAAGTACGATTGGAGACCCAAACGAAACAAGCTCTTTAGAGTTTATGAATGGTTTGTTAGAATATCCGGATACTTTAGGCGTTGAGTTCATGAATTTAGCGACACGTATTGGTAAAGTGATCGCACACCGCAATATTTTAACAAACAAGCTATCGCCGTTCAAAATGGAGAATATGCCACTTGGTTATACTATGGAAGAGTATTTCGTTGAGTGCGCTAAAGAGCATGAATATAATCAAGCGTACGCGGAAAACACTCTTTTTATGAGAAGTTTACCAGATATTAAAACAGCTTTCTACGTAGTAAACAGAAAGTCATATTATCCAGCAACTATTACAGATGATGATTTACGTAAGTATTTTGTTGCTTGGGATGGTGTAAATAGTTTGATCGCTCGTATTGTTGACTCTATGTATAATGGTGACAACAAAGACGATTATAACTATATGAAATCCGCTTTAGTAACTCATTATGAAAATGGTCATATGAAGATCGTAAATACAAGTGCTGTTACAGATACAGCTACAGCGAAAGAGTTAGCGCGTAAAATTACAGAGTATGTATCGTATTTAACTGAGCCTACTAATGAATATAATGCTATGGCTGTTACAAAACAAAATGACTATGAGGATATTTATGTCATTTTGAATGGTAAAACCAATAGTTATTTAAACATTGATTGGTTGGCACAAACATTCCAATTAGAGTTTGCTCAATTTAAAACTCATGTATTAGTATTACCTACTTTACCAAGTACGACACAAGGTACTATTGAGGCAATTGTGTGTGACTCAGAAATTTATCGTGTGTTTGACCAAAAGTATAGTGTAGGCGTTGCTTACAATGCTAAGGGCTTATATTGGAATTACTTTTTGCACCATTGGGAAGGTATTGCAACAAGTCGTTTTGCAAACGCAATTGCTTTTGTTTCCGGTGATGTTGATGAAAAAGTTACAGCGATTTACTCAAACCCTCAAGTTGTTGAAGTTCGTAAAGGTGCGATTATTACCGTACCATTTACAGTTCAAACTAGCGGTTTAAATGCTAAGTATAATTTGACTGTTACATCTAGCGTTTCGGATAAAGTTAAAGCTACAATCGAAAGCGATTTGAAACACGTTAGGATTGAAGGTTTAGAGGCTATTGACGCGGAAGGTTTAGCAACTGTAAAAATCAGAGATACAATTTCTAATGTAACTTGTGATGTTAAGGTTGTTTATAACGTATAGTTATGTTATGATATCGGTGTCATGAGTAGGACATGGCACCCCTCCTTTCTATTATTTAGGTAAATTGCAACTTAGGAAAAAGAGTTATTAATTTAACTCTTTTTCTTTTATTTTTATTTATTTTGTATTAGTATGTATTTGAAGGTGGTGAGATCATGTTAAGAAAAACTAAAAAGAAAAAATCAGCAAGCCAAACAATTAAAGAACAATTTGAGCAAAACCAAGAGATCAAAATAGATATTGATAATTTTTTGCCTAAGTTTGACGTGGTAAAGTTAAGCGGTAAAAATTTAGCACAAAACTATGTGAGTGAATTTAATACAGGTATGAATATTTACCAATGTTTAAATTATTTACAAGGTTATATTGGTTGGCTGGTTAAGGCTGTTAACGATGTTGTCAAAAAATGGAATAAAAACATCGAGGAAATGATTAAATATTGTATTGAACTGTCTAAAAGTGAATTCGATAAACACTGGGCGGAATTAAAACCTCAAGTTATTGAATTGACGAAACAAACAACAATCAATCAATTCAATGAGAAATGGGAAGAATTAAGACCTCAAGTTATTGAGTTAACAAAACAGACAACGATCAATCAATTCAACGAATCATGGGAAGAATTAAGACCTCAAGTAATTGAGTTGACGAAACAAACAACAATCAATCAATTCAATCAATCATGGAAAGAATTAAAACCGGAGTTAACGCAATATGTTAACAATACTATTAATAATTATATTGATAATCAAGATTCTAAAATTGGTAAAATGTATGACGATCTATCTATCTTGTTAACGAACTTAAAGAACAGTGGAGCTTGGATACAAACTGGTGATACGATTTTTGACGGTCACATGACAGACGGTAGAAACATCGCAACCGGTAATATTAATATCTTTGGTGGAAGTGTTGACGGCGGTTCATACATCCGTACAAATAGCGGAAGCACTGAGAATGATTTGGCTGGTGGTGTATAATGGCATGGCAATATTTTTATGGTGCGTATGACAACACCGGACCCTATGCAAATGTTGTTTTAGGTGGTTCACCAGACAATACAGGACCGTTTGGAGCGCCATTAGCAACCGCGCACGCGTCCGGTTACGGTAAAGGTATTAACTTTACAGATAATGGAAATTATGGTGTAACGTTTATTTTAGATTTAGTAGGATATGCAATAACAGACGCTCAGCAGTATGTGGCGGATGGTTATTATGTTGGTGATACTTCTACACCGTATAATTATTTTATTATTATATCCAAGTCAACAGACAATCAAGCCTCATGGACACAATTATTAAGAGAAAAAATATTTACACATACCGGACAAATGCCATTAAATTATTCACAAGGCTGGGATGGTACGGCACGAGCGAGTCAATGGAGTAAATTTATCCAATTATCAAATGATACAACACACGTTAAAATTGAGTTACAGGGTGAGGATGTAACTTTTCCACACTCAAATATTTACAGCATTCAGCAAGTTATTCCGGATTTTAGACCGTGGGGTATTCGTAAAAGTGGCGTATTAAAATCATTAAATAAGGATAGTGGATTTTTAAAGATACGAAAATCAAACTCATGGAAGGACATAGCAAAATATAGTTATGATAAAGTAGGAAAAGAAAACCAAGGTACGAGCCGAATTCGTAAAAAGGGAAAATGGTTAGGACAAGGAAAAATAGGCAGTTAAAAAATAGTTGAACATTCAACTATTTTTTTATATTATAGAAAATGAAAGAGGTGATTAAAATGAAAATTATTCTAGTTGCATTAGTTTTTAATGGTTTGGATTTGGTGACAGGTATTGTTGGTGCTTTACGAGAAGGTGAGCAAATCAAGTCTAACAAATTAAGAGACGGACTTTTTAAAAAGGTTGGTTTTATCTTTTGTTACACTTTAGGTATTGCTATTAACTATGCGGAAACTTATTTAACTTTACCGTTTGGAGTTGATTTAGTGCCGGTGATTTGTACATATGCAATTATTACAGAGGTGGTTAGTATTATCGAAAACATTTCTAAAATCAACAGTGATATCTTACCGGATAAACTAAAAAAACTAATCGGATATAAAGAGGGTGAATAGTATGGATTTTGATAAAATAAAACAAAATATTTTAAATTCAAGTGAAACATCTACGAGCGAAAGCGAAAGTATTTCAAACTCAGAGTTACATGAAGAATTTGAGATCAATAATTTTTTACCGGAGTTCGAGCCTTTAAAGTTAAGTGGTAAGAATTTAGCCCAGCAATATGTGAGTGCATTCAATACAGGTATGAATGTTTATCAGTGTTTAAACTATTTACAGGGATACGTTTATACCTTAGTAACGGCTATGAATGAAACAATTGAGGCATGGAATACGGTAGTTCCATTATTAGAACAGGCAACGAAAGAATGGACAGATGAGGAATTTGACTATAAATGGTCAATTCTAAAACCCCAAGTTATTGAGCTTGTCACAAATTTAACACTTGAAACATTCAATAAGGCATGGGAAGACTTAAAACCGGTTGTTATTAAATTGGCACAGGATACAACAGACGCCGAATTTAAAAAACAATGGGATATTTTAAAACCACAAGTTATTACACTGGTGGAAGAAACAACAACTAATAAATTTAATGAGGAATGGGAAAAATTAAAACCTACGATCATACAATTATCAACAGACACAACAATTGAACAATTTAATAGATCATGGGAAGAGTTACGACCTCAAGTAATTGAATTATCACAAACTACAACAAGTAATAAATTTGATGAAAAATGGGAAGAGTTACGGCCTCAAGTTATTGAATTAGCACAAACTACAACAAGTAATAAATTTGATGAAAAATGGGAAGAATTACAACCAACACTAACAGAAACGGTTAATAATTTAGCTAAAACACAAACTACAACAACATTTAATAAAAAATGGGAAGAGTTAAAACCTCAAGTTATTGAGTTAGCACAAACAACAACAAACACTAAGTTTGATGAAAAATGGACCGAGTTACAACCAACATTAAATACAACGGTTGAGAATTTAGTTAACACAAATTTAGAAACATTTAAAAGTACATTGTGGCAGGAAGTAACAAAAAATAATGATTTTCCTTTTTTACTACCCGAAAATTTTGGAGCTGTTGGTGATGGTGTAACTGATGATAGTAGGGCTTTTACTGAATGTCTTGCTACGGCAAACGCAAATCATAAATATATTTTATTGAGCAATAAAACGTATTTTATAGCAACTAGTTTAAATGAAATATTAGGTATAGTTTTTATAGGATTACATGCAATAATTAAACTTTCAAATAATGTTTTTTGTTCAAGAATGCAAGGTTGTAACATTCAAAGAGTTGCTTTTATACGCGAAAAATTTAATTATGATAAAAAAGATGTTTTTGGTAGTTTAGAACAAACAAGTTTTTACCAATGTTTATTTAATGATCTATATTATTTATTTACTAGTTTAGATGTTAATATGGATGATATACAGAGATATATATTATTTGATGAATGCAATTTTATTAATACAGGTATTTTTAATGGAAATTCAAACCATATAACAGGTAATGAATATACCATTAGTAATTCTTATATTGAATTTAATCCAGATACAAATATAACGAATAATTTTATTAATGGTAGTGTTGGTGGAACATTTATATTTGATAATACTATTTTTAATGGGAAAGTAACATCTATAACACCTATTTTTAGTACATATGATGATCTAATTTATAATCGTTGCTATATTGACAATACAAAATATAATACAGCTGAAATTATAAGCGTATCAAAAGGATTATATGACAAATCAACATTAAATGTTTTATTTGATGATTGCACTATTAAAGATAGTAAAAATGAGTTAATTAAAACAAATGATAATGTTACTGATATATATATTAATACTAAAATTATACAATCAAATTTAACACTAGATACATTAATTAATTCAACTTTAGAGTGTAGTCTATGGCTTGAAAACAATATTATGAATACAAAACCTATTATCAACAGCGGTACAGGTAAAGTTAATTTAGTTGAAATACAACAAAAGTATAGTGATACAAGCGAAAACATTTTCCCTTGGACAACAGAGCCCACGCCAACCGTTGAAAATAATGTATCACTTATTAAATTCGGAACAGCTGACTATTATGTTTTGACTGAAAGTAAAGATAAAAATATTAAAAAATTAGATTGTTATTTTAAATATGATGTTGATTATTTACCAAATTCGCCTTATTATACAAACAACATTTATTTTAGAGATTTAGACTTAGAAGGTTATACAGTTAAGAGATCATTATTAACTAATAACACATGTAAATTAAAAAACAAAAGTACAGGTGATTTAATAGATTATGTTTATTTTATGTTAGATGATAATGTAACAGTCACAACAATAAAAGACCCGCAAATTGTAATGACTGGAATAGCAATGAAATATTTACCATATTTCGCTAAGCTTAAAACAAATACGCCTGTTACAGGACAATGTTATGTTGACATGTGTATTTCCGTTATTTTAGAAAAAACTAGCTCTTAAGCTAGTTTTATTTTATTATATAAATGGGGTGGTAAATATGAATAAAAAAGAATGTGAATTATCAAGTATATATAAAATGAAAAAACCGGAAGATATTCCATATAACTTACCGGAAGGTTTAAGCGTTTATTTTTATATCGAGTTTTATATGCAAGCTATGCATATACTAAAGGATGTGGATTATGAACGATATAATATATGTAAAGAGAAATTAAGAGAATTAGTAGAATTAGAGGAGGAATTAAATTTATGAAATCCGGTCAAAAATTAGTATATGATGGTCACGAAGTGTGTTTATTTCCTATGGAGGTTATGAATATTACACAATGGTCAAGTCCATCATCATATAGCCACTGTTGTGGACATCCTTTTGATAATGCAATTAGTGGACAAGTTAGAGTACCTGTATACGCCCCATTTAGTTGTCATTTAGTACACACGTATGCCTCTGGGAATACGCGAGTATATCAAAGTGATAGTGAGGTTCTAACACCAAGCGGTTTAAAAAATGTAGCTGTGAGTTTTATACATGACCCCAACCCACCAACAGCAACACAGTATAAACAAGGTGATCTAATTTACCATACTGGTACGGCTGGCATGGCAACCGGTGACCACTGTCATATCGACCAATCTTTTACACTAAACTCTGGTCTAGTTAGTTATGGTATTGTATGTAGCTATGGCAATGAATGTTATGCGCTAAGTGGTTCAGAATTACCGAATAATGTATTTTATGTAAATGATACAAATATTGTGAATGGATATGGTCAAGATTGGAAAACGTTTGAAGGTGGACAACCTCCAACACCAGAACCCACATACAAATACACTAAACATTATTTCATGTTAGACGGTCTAGGAATTGATTTTGGTTTTTATAAAACAAAAGAAGAGATCAAACCCGAACCACCAACACCAACAAGTGAGTGGTTTATACCTGGTGATATTAATAACACAAGACCACTTACAGAAGATGAGTCCAAACAAAATTGGCTAGCATTTTGGCAGTTTTTCAAATCTAAAGGTTGGACCGCAAACGCGGTTGCTGGTATATTAGGAAACTCCTATTTTGAAAGTACAGTCAACCCGAATCGGTGGGAGGGTGATGTACCCTTTGCACAACCGGTAGCAAGTCGTGGATATGGTTTAGTTCAATGGACACCTTGGACAAAAATAATTGACTGGCTAAAAGAAAAAGGATATTACCCGGATGTTTCTAAGTTTGGTCAAGGTGAATGTGAGCGAATTCAATGGGAAATGGAAAATAATCAGCAATGGATAGCTACAGCAACCTACCCCGAAAGTTTCGCTAGCTTTTCAAAATCGACTGCTGACCCTTATACACTAGCGATAGAATTTTTAGCGAACTACGAAAGACCAGCCGACCCGAACCAACCTCAAAGAGGAACTAAAGCACGTGAGATATATAACTATATCAAAGATAAATAAAATAGTTGAACATTCAACTATTTTTTACTAATATAAAATAAAAGGAGATGATTTAAAATGAGTATAGGAGTCGTTAATAGTCAATTTACACCACAAAGTAAAATATATCTTTTAAAAGGTCTAGAAATTGACGCAATGAATAATACGTTTTGGGGTGCATTCGACACACCCGAAAATCAATTTAATTTTTTTATTGAAAACTATGATTATATTGTTTTTGAAAACTACACGTATCAAAGAAAAGATGGGACGGTAGTCGTACCGGGTATTTATGATGATCTACGTTTATACAACTATTTAATTTATCAAAATGGGTCTACAGGTAATAAAGCAAAATGGATTTACTGTTTTATTACAAGTTTAGGTTACTTAAATGACAATGCCACTAGTATTAGTTTTGAAACAGATGTAATACAGACATGGCGGTTTGAGATTGAAGAAAACTTTATGGAGTCATACATCGCATACGAACATAGACCACAATATTATGATACCGGAGATGGTGTACATCGACCTTGCATTAATACACAACCAGAAAATATAGAAGTTGGCACGGATTTAATTTCAGATAAACAATATTTAATAGACCCTAACCTAAATACTAGCTTTGCTGTAATAGGTATGACATGTGATATGTCCGGAAAAGACAGCTACACAAACGCACAGTTAGGTACACCAAGTCAAGTTAACTATTATATATTCCCTTTTAATAGGTACACGGGAAATGATATAAAATCTTTAAAAATTGGCAGTGCAAGCGGTTCAACTGTAACAATTTCGGGATTATCAGCCGTTTTAGACGCAATACGAAAAAATGAAAAATTAGTCGGTAAATGTGTATCTATTATTGTGACCAATTCAATACCTGGATTAGTTGTCGAAAGTGGGCAAGTTGTAATTAAACGAAATTGTTTTAGTGGTGAGCAACAAGGAGATTATCAGATATTAACTTATAAAGCTAAGACCATGAGTGACATGCTAGAAAATGATTTAAACGCATTTCCAAAAACACAGGTATATAATATACCGTCTTTTATTGGATTTAGTGAATTTACTAAAATATATACGTATCCTTATAGTTATTTAGTTATTAGCGATAATAATGGAACAACAAAAGCTTTTAAAAATGAGTTATGGCAGGATATGCAAAAAGCCCAATTTATTTGTGTTGGATCACCCAATAGCTCAAAAATGAATATAATGCCATTAAATTACAAAGTGACAAAATCATATGATTCTTATTCAAGCTTAATAAATTTAGATAATTCGTTTGAATCTCAGTATGAAACAAGTTTACCTATTATTAGTGATACGACCGCTTTAATGTTACAATCCTCACGTAACTCTATGAACGTTGGATTATCTAACATTAGAAGGTCAAACGAAACAAATTCAGCTATAGCCAGCGCAACCGGTAATGCATTAAGTGCACAAACAAGCTTACAAAATAATTTAAATTTAAGTGTTACCGCGCGTAACGCAAATTTAGCGAGTAATTTAAACGAGTTACACAATAAGTCGAACATGATAAACGCTAGTATAAGTGCTATAGGCGGTTTAAGTGGTGGTATTGCCAGCGCGTTAACCGGTAATATTGGTGGTGCGGTTGGTAGTTTAGTTGGAGCTGGTTTAGGTATTGGACAAACAGCCATGCAAAATCAAATAAATACAAAACAAACCAATATGCAAAACGCAAATGCACTTGCAAATGCAAATGCACAAGCTAGTGCCAATAGTCAATCTACCGCAATTGGTAACCAATTGAGACAGTTAACAACACAATATCAAAATCAAACCAATATTCAAAATGCTATGGATAGTTATAACGCTCGTATCCATGACGCACAGGCTACAGCTGACAGTATTGTGACTGGTTCTAATGATTTAATGCGACAAATTGCACTAGACTTAAACACATTCGTATTATATGTTTATAGACCAACAGACGAATATAAACAGAAACTAGAAAAAATATGGAACATGCGAGGGTATGCCACTAATACAATTGACTATCCTAATTTACGATCTAAAATATCATGGAACTACATTCAGACCGTAAAGTGTAATATTAAAGGTACAAACATCGACCCGAACGACTTGGAAAAAATCAAACGTGTGTTTGATAATGGTATTACACTATGGCACAATAAGAATGTTGGTGATTATAGCCAAAATAACGGTGAAAGATATTTGTATACAGAGTGTGACAAATACGGAAACTATAAAGAAAGAAAAGTACATTAATAGAAAAGGTTGACGGTTCAACCTTTTTTATTTAACATATAATTAAAAGGAGATGATTAAAAATGGATTTATTGAATGATACAAGCTCATTCACAGATTATTGTCGTAATGCTGTAGATGTTGCCACGATGAACAACGGAGAGGCGGATTTTATTTATTATACGTATTTACAAATGTTAAGTTTAAACATGTTTAAATATAAAGGTTTACCCGAATCCATTGACACATTCTATTTAGAATATGTTTTACAAACACGTGGTTACATTGGTTTCTATGATGATGAAAGATTAGGATTAATTTGTAGTGAAATTACATTAGGAGGTAAGCTTAACCACTATCAAGATCCAACCGAATACCATACAGTATCAACAAGCTCACTTGTTAAAAAGAATTTAAGTAATGAAGAGTGTGTGATTATGAAAAACAGTCCTTTATACGTTGGTATCTTCCCATACTTAAATTTTTTCGCTAAAAAACTAGCCCTAACAAGTCGCACAATGGACCAAAATTTGACAATGCAATGGACGCCGTACATCATTACAGGTGATAAGCGTATGTTACAGCAATTCAAAGTGTTTATGAAGAAGATCTTACAAGGTGTTCAAACCATATTTACTTCAAAAGGATTTAGAACGGAAGATGTTAACGTGTTACAAACAAATGCACCTTTTATTGCGGACGAGTTACACGGTATGAAACAAGCTATTTTGCGTGAGTGTATGACTCTATTAGGAATTGAAAACGCCAATATGGACAAAAAAGAGCGATTAGTAGCGGATGAGGTCAACGCAAACAATCAACAGGTTATTGCGTCTCGTAATATTTGGCTAAGCGAACGTAAAAAAGCAATTGAAAAATTGAACAATAAATTTAATTTAAACGCAAGTGTTGAGTTTGCACCATATGAGGATTTTGAAGACATCTTGAAATTGATTGAATTAGACGGTGATACAAGTCTTTCAGATTTTAAAGACGATCTAACAATTAAAAAAGAAGGTGATTAGTATGTTTAAAAAATTAAAAGTACCTAATTATTTGTTGACTTTACAAAGTCCGGTCCTTGCGGAAAACACTGAAACGATATGCGGTGTATGTCACAATTTAGCATTTACAGAATTAATTGACGCTCAATATGAATTAAGCGATATGGAAGTGTTAGAGATCGCAAGAAAAAAGATTTTCGATTTTAACTATCCTTTCTATGATGACCTTGAAAAACGTAAAGCACTAGAAACAGGAATTTTAAAGCATTTTTGGTTTGACGAGATCGGTCAAGAAACCTATGCGTACTGGAAATTCGAGTTGCAACACTGGTTTGAAATCAATATGGATAGATATTTTACTTTGTTTAAAACTATCCCATTCCAAGACCAGGATGACCCAACAGCAAACACAAACTACACAGAAACTTACACGCGTGATAGTAAAGGTAACACACAAGCTAGCGGAGAAGATACGAGCATTGCTTTACAGTCTGTAACTCCGGAAGGACGTATTGACATTGAGACAAACGACTATGTAAACAATATCGCTAAGACAATTACCAAGCCAAAAAGCGCGAATGATACAACAGGGCATGAAGAATACAGCTTTAAGCGTAAAGGTAATATTGGTATCCAAACACTAGCGGAAGTGTTACAAGGTTCACGGCGTGCGGTTATTACCATTGAAAATGAGTTATACGCGGAATTACAGGAATATGGATTATTTTTCAATATATTCTAGGAGGTAATTAATATGAATATTGATGTAAATAAATATTATGATTATAGAAGAAAAGTATTAGGTACATATGTAGATCGTGATGGGGCTTACGGTTCTCAATGTTGGGATTTGTATTTTGATTGGTGCGAAAAAAATGGATTTAAGGGTGCTAATTGCACATCTAGCGGATACGTTAAAGATATTTGGTTGAACCGAGAAACAAATGGAATGACATACAATTGCATTGAAATTACAGAACTACAACCGGGTGCAATCGTTGTATTTAAAGAAGTCCCAAATATTACACCATTTAGTCATGTCGCTATTTTCGATAGTGATATAAACGGTGTATACGGTCGCTTTTTAGGTGCGAACCAAGGCGATAAGAACGGTTTAGTAAATATCGTTACACTACCGTATTCAGCTACATTCGATACGGCTTTCATGCCTAAAGCTATGATTTTAAGCGATGAAAAAACTGAAAAAGTTTTAAATGAAATTCCAAGCGATTTTATTAAGGAATATGGGACATTCTACCCAAATTGTACAATTAAAATCAGAGAAGCACCAAGTCAAAAAGGAAATGACACAGGTTTGTATTACACAAACGGTATGAATGTACGATATGATGGTTATGTTAAACGTGATGGCTATGTATGGATTAGTTGGATTGGTAACAGTGGTAAGCGTCGCTGGATGGCTGGCGGTGAATTAAATTCAAAGGGTATTAATTACTTACCTTATGGAGTATTCAAATGACAAAGTCGATTGATTGGTACAGTCCTACCAACATAAAGTCATACAATAAATTTCTAAATTTCATCATTGGCGGTCGTGGAATTGGTAAAACCTATGGATTTAAAAAAGACTGTATTAGTCGATATAAGAAAAAAGGAAAACAATTTCTTTATCTACGTCGTTACAAAACAGACCTAAAGAAAATCAAAACATTTCTTAATGATCAATTTGAAAATTTCAAAGATGATGAATTTAAAATTACAGGTGGTAGCAACTTTACCACCTTTTATATAAATGGTTGTGAAATGGGATACGCTACATCTTTAACAGCGTTTGCAAGTTTAAAATCAACAAGTTATGTTGATATTGACACAATTATTGTTGACGAATTTATACCGGAAAAGGCAGGGTTTAACGCATACATACCGAATGAAGTTGAAATATTATTAAATATTATTGACTCTATATTTAGACAAAGAGAAGGACATGTATATTTACTAGCCAATAATGTTAGTATTGTTAACCCATATTTTAGTTACTTTGGTATCACACCCGACCCGAACAAAGAATTTAATACATTTAAAGGTAATGAATCCGTCGAACAAATCGTTGTACAAATCTGTCACAATGAATATAAAAAAGGAAACAAAGAAAAATCAAAATTCCATAAATTAATTTCCGGGACTACGTACGGAGAATATAACGCTGGTAAGTTTGCATATGATACAAACGACTTTATTAAGAAGAAAACAAATGTTTGTGATTATTTATGCACATTATACTATGATGATATCTATTATGGTGTTTGGATAGATATGAATACAGGATATGTTTATATCAACCAACAAATAAACAAAGAATACGGATATTGTTATTCCATTGGCAGTAATAACCGTGAAAATATGATGATCGCAAAATTATGGCGTAAAGACCAAAGACTAAACATGTTAATACGATCATATCGTGATGGTTGCGTGTATTACAATAACCAGGAAACAAAAAGATTATTAAGCTATATATTAAGTAAATATTAAAATAAAAGAGTGCCATTAATGCACTCTTTTAAGTTTAATATTTTAAATCATATTTACCAACAGTATATAAATAATACTCATGTTTATTCCTGTACTTTTCATAATACTTATTATATACATCTTGAACAATTTGATAGTCTGTAGAATGTACAACAATTAAATTATCAAATGTAAAATAAAATTCAAAACTTATAGGCGTGTCAACCAATAACATTATTTAACCTCCTTGTTAATTTGTTTTGTAAAATAGCTTACATAGTCATATAATCTAAAACAGCATGGTCAACATCGTTAACCTTAATATTTTCTAATATAGTCCTATGTCTATTAAAAGAATGATACAAATTCAAATCAATATTACAAGTATCATTCTCATTATATGAAATTTCATATTTGGCAACCTTCACATCATTATAAAGTAGAAATGTAACTTTACCGAATAACGCCATAACTACAACCTACCAATTCTCACTATACATAGAAACGAACACATTATTAATGTATTCGTGTTTTCTAACACTAACCAATAATAAATAATATTGCCTATAACTAATCAGTCCTTGATTATAATAGGAATGAATAAGATTTTCACGCTCAATGTCACTTGTGACGCCGAGCGTTCTATTTAATTCAGAACATAAACGATTCAAACTAGTATAATTACTCATACGCTATCCCTTCTTTACAATCCTACAAACTTCTTTAAGCTTGTAGCTAATCATTTCATTCAATTCAACATAAGATTGAAAATCAATATCTTTATCGTTGTAAATATCCTCAGTTGTGTCAATACAATCACTAATATAATCAGATAAAATTTTTAGCACGTTAGCTAACTCATGCCAACCACTAACTCGCTCTAAAACATCATCATAAGAATTTTGAATGTACTCTTTATATTTCTCCTTAGTCATGTTACTTGTTACCTCACATTCTATAATGACTCTTGTAGTAATTTATAAAAACACTCATCATACACAAAATACAACATTTCTTTGCATTGTGACACTTTTTCAAATATAACCATTCTATCACCTGCTGAGTCAAACAAAACATAACACATATCAAAAATCATTTCAAACCTACTATTAAAATCAACTTGTACCAAATTCAACTCATTAAGAATACGACATTCTCTAAGCGTATCACAACCAGTAATTGAAATCCTTGTCATCTTGTCTAAGATTTTTCTCAACTGTTTTCTAGTCATTATCAAGACCCTCCTTCTTTGTACTCTAATTATAGCACACCTATTCTAGAATACAAGTATTTTTGTAATTTCACATAATCCACTACGGACCCGAGCGTGTCATTGTTTCACGTGGAACATTTTAATACGGTTTTAGATAAGACGGAGTTAGATCACACTATGTAGTGTGGTGGTATGATTGCACTAGATCATACGGTGTTATGTTATGTAGTTCGTATGGTGCGTGAGCGGAGCGAACCTAAGCCGAGCTGAACACAGTGAGGTGAGGTAGGTCGAACG